AATCCCCAGCAACCAGGATTCTTACTATCATTTCTCAATAGGTAAAGATATCTATTGGTTTTAATACTGTAAAACCAAACTCCTACTGCGTTTATCACAGAACAATGCTCCATTCACCTTCTGGATATAGTCCTTCATAGCTTTTTAACCACTGATTGTCTGCCCAACGGTATTGAACACTGGTAGTAAGGTTTGTTACATATTGCACCGTACTCTCGTTACTAGAGTCAAATGCAATATTCCAACGTACTCCATCATACTGTACAATATCATTTGTATTTGCAACCAAAGTTGATCCATCAGTACCACGCCATGCTTCGGCAAAACCAGGATCGTCTACACTGTCTCTTCCGGTGTCGTTTATAAACAAATAACGTTGTCCTTCTGATGCCGCTGGTAGACCATTTGTTGTACCAGGGCCTTTTGCCTGTGGGTTTACTATGGCGTTTATAGGATCAAGTGTATTTTGTGGAATAGTGTCTGTATCCACAGTAAACAATAAAAATCTATCATCACTAGGATCATATGCTACTGTACCAATAATCTGTGTATCATCATATGGATTGTCTAACCTAACTTGACTTATACCAGCTCTTAGGCTTCCATATAGATCAACTACAGTATGCCAAAGTAGATTGCTTGGAGGAGCACTTGGTACTTGTACTCCGCTATTGTTAGTCACAACTGCCTGAGGTTCAAGTACCTGTAGTTTGTTTCCAAGCAAAAGGGTTTGATAATTAAAAGGTGTAAATTTTTGTCTTGTGCCTAGCAATAAATCACTATCATATATTGCTTCATTCATATCACCTGTACCGTCGTACACACTAGCAATAATCTTTTCAACAACTCCAAGTTTTTTAACTTTTGCTGGAGGACTTATCCATATAGGCATCACAAAACGCAATGTTGCAATATCAATTGGATCGTCAGTTCCTTGAGGTATATTTCTTGAACTCCATGTAACCTGTTCAAGGTACATCACACTTAAACTTGTCCAGTCTATAAAGTTATCTGTGCTTTGAATTTCCAATCCTGGATTAAAAAGTGTCAGTATTTGTTCAAGTATTTGTAATTTTTGATTGGTATTTGATGTCCATATATCAACATTGATTTCTAAATCATAAGGAACAGGCATTAGCTTTTCTATTGTAAAAGCTGTTCCTTGTGTTGTTTCATAGGATTCGCTTTCTGTGTCCCAATAACGTTGTCTTACATTTTGTTTTTCAACAAAGTATGGTTCCTGTATTCTATCTCTTGCGTAGTTTAGGTTTGTTACATGAAATGTCATAAGAGGTGTGCTGGGTAAACTGTTGGCACTATTTTGTTGCAGTATTGTTTGAGCTTGTCTTGTTGCATCACCGTAACGAACCGGAACTCTATATAAGGCTTTCTTTTGAGGATTGTCAGTTTCATAACCGTATTCTACTTGAAAGTTTGAAAATACCCTGGTAACTTGCAGTAGAAATCGACGTATTTGTTCGTCATAAAAAAATTGTTGCATTAGTTATCAGCCTGTGGTTTAAGCAACTTACTCAATGATTGACGCTCTGGAATATTACCACGATCTTCAGTAGCAGTTTGGTTTGTATTGTTTACAAAACTACTTCTTTGTGTTTGTGAAGTTACGTTTCCGTATCCTGTAACTGTCTTTGTAATATCGCCTGGTGTCAAATTGGTTCTCACATCGTCCTCGTACTTAATCCATCGTGTACCACTATAGCGAAAAAGTCTGTTTGGATAATAGTCTAATCGTAGTGCAAAGTCGCCTTCTTGTGGGTTGCTTGGAAAACTAATACCTGGTGTAACTGGTAATCCATTTGGTGCTAAGCCATCGCCGGTTAGATAACCCAGTGTGTAACCGTTTGCTCTTGGAGATTGTGGTTGTCCATCAACATCTACATTTGTTGTATCAACTGTAATACCATTATTATCAACAGTGTAACTGTTTGGATCTGCTGGTGAACCGTCTTCGTTTGTTGGAACAATGTAAAATTTTACAGAGTCGTAACCACTGAGTGGAACCTCATATTCTGCCTGTTGTAAAATAGCATCATTAAGCTCTAGGTCTTTTTGTACTGTGCCAAATGTGTCACGTTCGCTTGTGGGTTCAAATTCTTCCCAATGCGTAGTATCGGTGATTTCAACACCAGGGTCTACGTCTTTGATTGCTTTGTAATAGGTATCACCACTTAAAACAGTACTGCCTTTTGGATAATAATTTCCATTATCCCAAATATTTTTTTCTGCAAATGGTTTTTTAAGTATGTCGTTGTATTCTTGAGCACTTACTAATGGTGTAGCTTTTACACGCCATAGATGTGGCAACCATGTTTGTGAAAATCCTTCACTTGCAAACGCCGCGTCTTGTATTACATAGTATTTAGGTATAGCTCGAGCAATACTACTATCAAGAGGGTTATAGTCTTTAAGATTTGGTAATTCAAGTACATCTCCACTCATAAGTTTACGACCAATTGTATCTATCATAAAGTTATAATGGAAAGTAATAAACAGTGTATCGTTGTTTAAAAACAATCCAAATTGACTTAGATCAAAATCTATGTCCTGTGAATTGTAAACACCTCGCATTTGATAAACATCGTCATCGTACTTGCGATCTCTGTTTTCCAGCAAAAATAAATCTTCAATGAACAAAGGTGATTCGGTACTATAGGCTGGTTGTGTTGCATCCTGTGTGCCACCGCTCACACTTGAACTGTCATCACCAGTAACTTGAGGGCCAAGGTATTTGTGTACAAACATATCAACACCGCCAACCTGATACATTTCCATAACAGTGCGGTCAATAAACTTGTAATCGTTTTGTCGATTTGGGCGATATAAACTTAATCTAGGCATACAGTAATCCTTCTTACTGTATTTATGGTACTAGATAGCAACCTTAACTGGTTCAACGCCTGTGATTGACATCAACTTTTTACAAATAACACTTACATCTTCTAAGGTCAACCAGCCTTTAACAGTATCACCTGGTTCTGTGATACCAGGAAGTTCGACTCCTCCACTTTCATCACGCACCATAATTTCAAACAAACCTTGAGTACCACCATAACTTCCGTCATGTTTTACAACACTCAACTCATACTTTTTAAAGTCTAAGACAAGTTGTATACCTTTATGATACTTGCTAGTATCAAATTGTAATCCTAGTAAAGTAGAATTCATTTTGATATACTTTGGTTATGCATTTTTTCCATCCGATCAATAAGCTTCATAAAACCTTCTAGCATTGCATCTCCTGGATTTTTTGCTTGTTCGCCTGCTGGAATACATACTGCTTCTATATCGACATTTTTTAATGCATCAGCTGCAATATTACAGGTTTTTTCGTTAGCATAAACCATTGGGTTTGCTAACATCATTGAAATCAACATAAATTTCATTTTTTTTCTCCATTAAGGTCACGGTTTAGTTTTCGAAGCAGATACATTGCATTTTGTGTCCAAAATTGTTTGCCCCATGTATCCTCTTCAAAATGTTCAGCAGCTTGCCAACAGTTGTCTATACGACGTTCGTATAGTTGTAGTGTTTCATTAAGCATATTTCCAATCCTTAAATTCATCTTCATAGCATTTTACTACTTTGTAAACGGCTTTAACAAGTTTGATGTCTTTTATATTACCAAATGACTGAGTATTATCCATCATGTTCAAAAGGTCTTTTTCTGCTGAACTTATTGAGTCATGTTTGCCAGTTTCGTATTCAACTAATTTATTATCTTCTTTTACTAAACCAGTAATTTGGATTTTCCTAAACATATGTCGCTCCTTGTTTCTAACTATATTTTTATAATAACATATAAAATTTAAAAGTCAACCTTTTGTTTATAAAAGAATAAAATAATTGAGGTTGACACTAACTACATACATGTTATACTCTGTAAACAGTTAGAACTTTAGGAGAATTCAATGGCAAAAGGCAAAAGTTTAATGAAGCCGGGCACTCGTAAGAAGAAGCCGGTTATAAGAAAACAACGAAGCAAAGCACAAGATCCAAGTTGGACTACTGCATTGGACATGAGCGGCGAAGCCTATCACAGGCATAAACGTGCTTCTGTAGATTGGTACTATCATGAACGTAAGCCAGTTGAACTGTTTCCTGACTTACTTGCTTGGATGAAAGATAACGACTATAGTAAAGATGAGATTGCCACAATGAAACGGCATGGGCATAATGGTATGGTATATGCCAGCATATATGCAAGATGTCTAAGACAAGGCATGCCAGATATACACCCCGAGCACAATGCTTATTGGCAAACATTGCCAGGTACGATTGGTGATGTACATCCTACAAGTGATTATGTTAAAAAAAGTATTGCACAAGCCCTAGAACGCACACCACCTGCACCAAAACTTGTTGTCGATAATACAAGACCAAAAGTCGAACGTAAAACCATACAAGAAAACATGCGTGATAAAACAATGGATATCGAAGGTGCAGTACACGAACTTGTTGATGAGTATGTAAATAATGATTACAAAGATCCAGACAAATACAGTATAATGAAACTTCTTAGAGAAGAAGGATGTCCTCCACAAACTATTGATATTATTGCAGTGCCACTACGAGCACAACTTAGTGAAATCAATGAGCTAATGAATCCTCCTAGTAAAAAAGAACAGGCTAAAATGTCAGAACAAGAACTTGATATGATAGCACAACTAGAAGAAGGCTACAGTCATTTAGGAAAGTTACAGATACGTAGTTTACAAAAGTTTTTAGAAAGAGCAGTTGCTGATTGTGCCAGTTATGTACAGGTTAAAAAAGCAGATAGAGCACCAAGAGTTGCCAAGCAAAAAACATCTGCACAATTAGTACGTAAGTTCAAGTACCTTAGACGTTTTGATGAGCTTGAACTAACTAGTGTTTCACCAGAAAAATTAGTTCACGGTTCTGAAGCATGGCTTTACAATACTAAAACACGAAAGCTGATATATGTGGTTGCCGACGAAACAATCAAAACCTACAGTATTAAAAGCAATAGTGTGATTGGTTTTGATCCAAACAAAAGTGTACAAAAAACACTGCGTAAACCAGCTGAACAATTGAAAGAACTAATAAAGGGTGGCAAACCCAATAATAGAAAACAATTTGCCAGTATCAAAGCCACCGAAATCAAGTACAATGGTAGAGGAAACGAACACGTTGTAATACTAAAGGCCTGGTAAATTGCATAAATACTGTCATAGGATGGTATTATGGCAACTGAAACACTCGATCAAACATTAGAAACAAAAAAGCAAGAAGTATTCGATTACATCAAGTTACAATTAGGCGAAGGCATAATTGATACGGAACTAGATGCGAGTCACTATGAAAGTGCCTATCAACGTGCAATTGGTGTCTATCGACAAAGGGCAGAAAATGCATTTGAAGAAAGTTATAATTTTCTCACTCTTAGAGAAGACACAAACATATACACATTGCCAAGCGAAATCATGACCGTTAGGCAGGTGTTTCGACGTACAATTGGATTTAGCAATGGCGGAGAAGGATCAGCATTTGAACCTTTTAGTTCGGCTGCACTAAACACCTATTTACTTAATGGCAATCAGATGGGTGGTCTTGCTACCTATGATTTTTATAGTCAGTATGTAGAACTAACTGCAAAAATGTTTGGTGGTTTTTTAAATTACAATTTCAATAGTGCAACAAAACAAATTACACTAATGCGTGACATAAAAGGTTCAGGAGAAACAGTTCTGCTTTGGTGCTATAATCTACGTCCTGAGGTACAACTGTTAACAGACTTTTCTACATCACAGTGGATAAAAGACTACATGATTGGAAACTGTAAACTGATTATTGGAGAAGCTAGAGAAAAGTTTGCTACTATTGCAGGCCCGCAAGGTGGTACTGCTTTGAACGGTGCACAGATGAAAGCAGAAGGTTCTGCTATTATGGATGCAAAAATTGAAGAACTCAAGAATTATGTTGACGGATCGCAACCACTTACTTGGGTAATTGGCTAATGCGAGCAGAAGAATTTATTACTGAACACGAAATGGTGTTTAGTAGAACAGGTAACAAATTAAAAACAAAATGGCGTTGTACAAGTGGAGCACGTCGCGGCCGTGTTGTCAGCAATGCAAAAGATTGTGATAGTCCTATTGATCAAAAGCGTCGAGCACAAATGAAAGTGACTCGTAAAACCAAAAGCAAACAGGCAGCACGTAAAGCCAAAAAAACGAAACGTGTAAATCCAGCAAGTAAACTGTTAGGCATGCTCAACAAAATACGTAAGCAAACAGTATCATCAGGCGGAAAAGTACAAAGAGCATACAAGCCACCAAAGACAAGCCTAAAAGGCACAGTTGGTACAAAGAAAACAGTAAAACCAAGAAAATAGGTTGACATAGTTTCATTCACTGTTATAATGATACTATGGATATTATGATTGATATAGAAACCGTAGGTACAGGTCCAGATGCTTGTATTCTTACAATAGCCGCACAAACCTTTGATCCTTTTAGTATAGGTTACCATAAACAAGATTACTATGCAAGAGTTGATGTAGACAGTCAACCTGACAGAGAAGTTGATGATGCCACAGTAGAATGGTGGGCAACACAACCTAAAGAAGCACAGGATGAGGCATTTGGTGAAGAAGGTAGAATACCTCTAAAGCAAGCACTTGAAGAACTTAGCAAGTTGTGCTTTCACTGTAAACTAACTTGGGCCAATGGTACAACCTTTGATATGGTCATATTAGAAAATGCAATGAAACAATTAGGTTTGCCTATACCGTGGCAATTTTGGAATGTCAGAGATGCACGTACGGTGTATAGTTTGTATCCAGACTTGCCAAAGCCACGTGCAAGTCATCATGCACTTGAGGATTGTAGAAGACAGATCGACTTACTACAACAAACAATTAAACATTTGAAAGTATCTGGACTTAAATGATAATAGGAATATGCGGATTAATTGGTTCTGGCAAAGGAACCGTTGCTGATATACTAGTAGAGCAAGGATACAAAAAAGTTAGTTTTGCTGATAAATTAAAGGATGGTGTTGCTACTATCTTTGGCTGGGACAGAGCATTGCTCGAAGGTGATACCGACGAAAGTAGAGAGTGGCGTGAACAAGCAGACGAGTTTTGGACCAAAGAAACTGGTAGGACTATAACACCAAGAATAGTACTACAAGAATTTGGCACAGAATGTATGCGAGACGGTTTTGATAATGGTGTATGGGTAAGTCTTCTAAAGAAACATATGATCGACAATCCTGGCAACTATGTTGTTCCTGATGTACGTTTTCGCAATGAACAAGATATGATACGTAAACTAGGTGGTAAAGTTTGGCAAGTAAAAAGAGGTAAAGATCCAGAATGGTTCATAAGAGCTATATTTGACAATAACAATCCAGAAACAAGCAATCTAATGAACGGCGTTGATATACACGAGAGTGAATACAAATGGATAGATGTGAATACTAGATTTGATAGTATCTTACACAATGATAGTACCGTAGATGATTTAAAAAGCCTAGTCCTCGATCAAATCGCCAACACGCCAAGGTAGTTCTAGTTTAGTTATTTCAACACTGCAATTTAAACAAACATTTCTGAGATTTGTTAATGCACAGTTATTCAAATCACCATCCATATGAAATACCAAAATCTGTGCTCCGCTTTTTGCATAAAAGCCACATCTATCGCAGTTTAGCTTTTTCTTAAAACCACTTTTCATCCAACGAGCGGTTTTTGGAGGTATCTTTCTTTTTTGTCGAATACAACTGTCACATTTTGTGCGATAGTGCGTTTTGTTTTCTTTGATATAGTTTACTGCTACTAACCTGCGGTTACAAGCACTACAAATAGGTCTATTCATACGGGTATTTAGCAATGTAAACCTTTGCAAAGGGCAGTATATTGGGCAAGAAAATTGATATTCTTATAAATATCAGTAAGAAGATTTTAACACAGAGGAAGTGAAAACATGGCACTAACATCACCAGGCGTAGAAGTCACTATAATAGATGAAAGTAACTATCTACCAGCCGCAACGAATTCAGTCCCTTTTATTTTGATAGCAACTGCTCAAAATAAAGTAAGTGGAGCAGGCGTAGGAGTAGCTGCAGGAACAACCGCAGCAAATGCAAATAAACCATACTTGATTACATCACAAAGAGATTTATCAGCAACGTTTGGTACTCCATTCTTTTATAGCACTGCCGCAGGAACAAGTATAAATGGCTACGAACTAAACGAATACGGTTTATTGGCTGCTTATTCAGCACTTGGTATCAGCAACAGAGCTTATGTACAAAGAGCAGACGTTGATCTAAGTCAACTTACTGCTACTACAACAAGACCTACTGGTGATCCAGCAGATGGTGCATATTGGTTTGATACAGGTGTGAGTGCATATGGTGCTTTTGAATGGTCGTCAACTACAAATGTTTTTACAAACAAAGTGCCAACTGTAATAACAAACGTAGCTGATTTAGTCGGCGGTGTATCTAGTGGTGTGCCGTTAGATTCAATTGGTAGTATTGGTGATTATGCAATAAACACAACAAATACAAACAATCCAATGTACTACAAGTCTCCAGGCAATAGCGAAGCCAGTGTTACTGCAAATTCATGGGTACTTGTTGGAAGTGACAGTTGGAAAAATTCATGGCCAACAGTGATTGGTACTGCAACTAATCCAACAATAACTGCTGGTAATAGTATGGTTATCAATGATGTAACTGTAACTTCTACAGGAGTAACACTAACATCTGTTGCAAATGACATTAATGCTGCTGCAATTACAGGTATTAGTGCTCTAGTTAGCTCTGATAACAAATTAGAAATTTATGCAGACAGTACTGCAGCCAACGATGGTTCTACTGACGATGGCAATGGTATTGCAATGATTGATGATGGAAACAACTCAACATTGTTAACTGAAGTTGGAATTGCAACAAGTACTTCAAGAGGTGGTAAGCCCTATTATGCACCAGTTGTGCATTTTGGACCAAACTATAGCAATCCACAATGGCAGAGTTTTGATACAGAGCCTCATCCAACAGGTTCAGTTTGGTTTAAAACAAACAATGTTAACCTTGGTGCAAACTATGTTATTAAAGAGTATGCAGTAGCAACAGACACATTCACAACAATTAACAACCCTCTTTATGCAAATGATCAGAGTGCATTAAAAGCATTAGATCCAGCAGGCGGCGGAACAAATATTGTAACAGGTGCTTTATATTCACAGTATGACGTATCAGAAAACACTTCATACACAACAAAGTTTTTCAGTCGTTACACTACAGGAGCAACTCTTGTAACTGGTACAACAACTAGTCCAACCTTTGTAAGCCTTGAAACATTTACAATTCAAGCAAGTGCTAAAAATAGTGATACTCTTACTACTGCGGTCACTGCAACATTAGGTGGAACAACTGCAACAGATTTTGTCACTGCATTTACTGCTGCAAATGTTGCAAACACAACTGCAAGAGTTTTATCTACAGGTGCAGTTCAAATTGAACACACTGAAGGCGGTGTAATTGTACTTAAAGACACAAGTGGTACACCAGTTGCAGATGCAGGAATAAGCACATCAGTTACCACAGGTCAAGTTAGAGCAGGTAACGATAGTAATGTAATTTTGAGTAACTGGATTCCATTAGGATTTGGTTCAACTCCAGTGTATACCGCAAGTTCAACTGCACCGAGCATTGATCCAGCAGATGGAACATATTGGTATTACAGTGATACTAACCCAGTAGATATAATGATACAGGATGGCGGAACATGGAAAGGCTATCAAAACGTTACTAGCGATGCTAGAGGTTTTGACCTAAGTACAACTTCACCAGCTGGTCCAATTATAAGTTCAACTGCTCCAACAAAGCAAAGTGACGATAGTGCTTTGGTATATGGTGATTTATGGATTTCAACAGCTGATCTCGATAACTGGCCTTTAATTTATAGATGGCAAAGTGTTGATTCAGTTGATCAATGGGTATTAATTGATAACTCAGATCAAACTGGACAAAATGGTGTACTTTTTGCAGATGCACGTTGGGCTGGAAATGGCACTACAGATCCTATAACAGATGATCTTCCAACAATTGAATCTCTACTAACCAGTAACTATGTAGATCTTGATAAACCAGATCCTACACTTTATCCAACTGGCATGTTGTTATACAACACAAGACGTAGTGGATTTAATGTTAAGAGCTTTCAAGTAGATTATTTTAATTCTTCAGACTTTCCATTTGCTACATATGGTGCATTACCAACTGTGAAAGACGCTTGGGTAACAGCAAGTGGCTTACAATCAAATGGTGCTATGTTTGCAGGTAGAAAAGCAGTTAGAAATATTGTAGTACAGGCTCTGAAAGCATCAGTTGATGGTGCACAAGAACTACGTGAAGAGCAAAAGATCTTTAATCTATTATGTGCTCCAAACTATGAAGAATTAGCAAACAACCTTGTAGCACTAAACAATGAGCGTAACAATACTGGATTTGTTCTAAGTGATACACCTATGCGTTTAGAAGACACAGGAACTGCTATCACTAATTGGGCAACAAATGCCAATGGTGATGGACTGACTACTGCTGATCCATATTTTGGTGTGTTTTATCCAAGTTGTCAAACTACAGACTTATCTGGACAAACAGTTGTTGCACCAGCAACACACATGATACTGAGAACTGTGATACGTTCAGACGATGTTGCATTTCCTTGGTTAGCACCAGCAGGAACACGACGTGGTACTGTTGACAATGCAAGTCAAATTGGATATGTAAATGCTCAGACAGGTGAATTTGTTCAAACTGCGGTTAGACAAGGTTTAAGAGATACATTATATGAGAACAGTATCAATCCAATCACGTTTATTCCAGGATCAGGTATTCTTAACTACGGTAACAAAACAACATTTACTGGAAGTTCACTTGATAGAATAAATGTTGCCAGATTAGTTGCATTTATACGTGGTAGATTAGAAACAATTGGTAAGAACTTTGTTTTTGAGCCAAACGATACCACCACAAGAGATGAAATCAAAAATGCAATTGAGAGCTTGATGATTGATTTAGTAGCAAAACGTGGTATATATGACTATTTGGTAGTTTGTGATACTTCGAACAACACACCAGCTAGAATAGACGCCAACGAATTATATGTTGATGTTGCTATCGAGCCAGTTAAAGCAGTTGAATTTATCTTCATACCTGTAAGAATTAAGAACACAGGCGAAATTGCAGCTGGTAACGTAGCAAGCTCGGCTGCGGTAACGTAAGAACAAGAAAAAATACAAAATGGAGCTTCGGCTCCATTTTTTTGTGGTCAAAAATAGATAAATAAAATTGTAATAAGGAGAATTATAAAATGGCCGTATCATCGCTAACAAGAATGACAGTACCATTGGCGTCAGACCAATCCAGTCCAACTCAAGGACTGTTAATGCCAAAACTAAAATATCGCTACCGGGTGGTATTTGAAAACATGGGCGTGTCTACACCTAGAACAGAACTTACCAAACAGGTGATGACTTTTACTAGACCTACTATAAACTTTGAAGAAATTGAAGTACCAATTTACAACAGTAGAATTTATCTTGCTGGACGTCAAACATGGGACGCTGTATCAGCAACATTCAGAGATGATGCTGGTGGAAATGTTAGTAGATTAGTTGGTGAGCAAATTCAAAAGCAAATGGATACACTAGAACAAGCATCTGCTAGTTCAGGTATTGACTATAAGTTTGTTACACGTTGTGAAGTACTAGATGGTGGTAACGGAACAAGCACACCTAACGTTCTTGAAACATGGGAACTATACGGTTGCTTTCTAGTAAGTGCTAACTATGGTGACTTAGACTATGCATCAAACGATCCTGTAACAATCGAATGCTCATTACGTTATGACAACGCAGTACAGACACCACTTGGAACAGGCATTGGATCTACAGTAGGAAGAACACTGGGTGACGTTGTAACTGGCTAATTAAGTTAGAGGAGTAACTTATGGCTTTTGGTGACGATCTACTCAAAGGATTTTTTGGAAACGATTTTCTAAGAGATTATACTCACGCAAGTAAAACCTTTCGCAGTAATAACTCGGCGCTTTCTCCACGTCGAAAGTTTTTATTCCATGTAGTCTTCAACATCAATTCGTTTTTAATTCCTCAACTACAAGCAGTGTTCAAAGCACAAGATGTAGCAAATATGAGTCTTCTTGTAAAAGAAGTAAAACTACCAGCATACAAATTTTCTGTTGAGACTATGAATCAGTACAATAGAAAACGTAAAGTTCAGACACAAATTGAATATGATCCAATTACGTGTGTAATGCACGACGATACCAGTGACCTTGCAAGAGAGCTATGGTACAATTATTACGCATACTATTACAAGGATGCAAGTCAAAAATACCTTGATGCGGCAGTGACAAATGGCAGTTTAGGACAAAATGCCAGTGGTGTAGATCCAGGAGCCGCATACCCATATGGATTCAGAGACATTTATACTCAGGATAGAGAAATAAACGATTGGGGCTATATTGGCGAAAGTTATATGGATGGTCCTACTGATACTAGAGGTGGTAAGCCAGCATTCTTTAGAGATATCACAATATTTGGATTTAACGATCATCAGTTTGCAGCCTATGTGCTTGTAAATCCTATTATCAGTGCATTTGAACATGATACCTACAACTACACTGAGGGTGGCGGCATCATGCAAAATACCTTTACTTTTGAATATGAAACAGTCAAATACTATCATGGCGCAATCAATGGTAGTTCACCAGATGATGCTATTCCAAGTTTTGGCAATAATGCAAACTATGATACAACAAAATCACCATTGGCTCGTCCTGGTGCTACTGCTACAATATTTGGACAAAGTGGACTAATTGATGCAGGTGCAGGAATTATTACAGATTTAAGTGCCGGAAATCTTGCAGGTGTTGTTGGAGCAATTCAAAAAGGTGGCACTGCTTATCAAACCTTCAAAGGCAGAGATCTCAATGAAATGTTCAAAACTGAATCGACAAATATTGCTAGAAATGTTATAAAAGAAGATTTACCAGGTGCAGCTAGAGGCAGTGGCTTTTTTCCTAAGCAGGCTAGATTCACTCCACTGAACGACCAGGCTGCAACACTTAAACCTGCTAATACTGGAACAGATCAGAATCCTGCTAACCTAAACGGACCAATAACTGTTCCGAACCAAGTTGGTAAAAATCCAAATCAAAGAGGCTAGTGTGGCAACAATAAACTATCCAAATCCAGGAACTGATCCAACTGTTAGAGCATTTGATGATTTTTATCAGCGTGAACTTGTAATTGATCAAAATCAATATGATACTGTGTACAGTTTTTTTGCAAGTATTTTTGCAAG